AACATGGAAACAAAATACGGACATGGTATTACACCTAACCAAACATACAAGAAAGACTTAGACGAATTAATTCCGCATGTCGAGCGTATGGATTGGAAAGGACTACGTGAGCAACTTAAAGCAACAGGTATTCGTAATAGTACACTAATGGCTCTTATGCCAAGTGAAACAAGTGCGCAGATTGCAAATGCAACCAACGGCATTGAGCCTCCACGTAGTTTAATTAGTGTGAAGCAATCAAAGCATGGTGTTCTTAAACAGGTTGTACCTGAGTACAAACGACTAAAGAACAAGTATGATTTACTATGGGATCAACAGTCACCAGAAGGCTACTTAAAAATTATGGCAGTGCTACAAAAGTATATCGATCAAGGGATCAGTGTAAACACAAGTTATAATCCTGTATTTTATGATGACGAAAAGATTCCAATGAGTACAATGCTACAACACGTACTGATGTTTTATAAATACGGTGGTAAGCAACTATATTATTTTAACACACACGATGGCCAGGGCGAAATAGACATTAATAAAATGATAGGCACCGAAGCTCTACCAGAACTTGAATCAGCTGACGTCGAAGACGAATATTGCGAAACCTGCGTTATCTAGTTGACAAACTAGAAAACGTATGCTATAACTTAAAAAAAGGATACACACATGAGCGTTTTTGATACAACAAACAAAACTGATCACACAAAAGTTCTAGCGTTTTTAGATCCGTCGGGCGGTCCGACTATCCAACGCTACGATACATTAAAGTACAAGAGCTTTGACGGGCTAACAGACAAGCAACTTGGTTTCTTTTGGCGACCAGAAGAAGTTGATATCATTAAAGATTCAAAAGACTTTAAATCACTTACTGATCATGAACGTCATATCTTTACATCAAATCTAAAGCGTCAGATCCTGCTGGATAGTGTGCAAGGCAGAGCACCAGTAGAAGCATTTGCTCCTATTGTAAGTTTACCAGAGATTGAAAACTGGATCCAAACATGGACATTTAGTGAAACAATTCACAGTCGTTCTTACACACATATTATTCGTAATGTTTATAGTAATCCAAGCAAAGTGTTTGACGAGCTAATGGACATCGAAGAGATTGTAGATTGTGCTGGAGATATCTCAAAGTATTACGACGACTTGATCGAACAGAGCATGTGGTATAACCTACTCGGTGAAGGTACACACACAGTTAATGGTAAGAAGATTACTGTAGACTTGTACGAACTAAAAAAGAACTTGTGGCTTACATTAATGAGTGTTAACATTCTTGAAGGTGTTCGTTTCTATGTGAGCTTTGCATGTAGTTGGGCGTTTGCTGAACTAAAGAAAATGGAAGGCAATGCTAAGATTATCAAACTAATTGCACGTGATGAAAACTTGCACCTTGCAAGTACACAGATGCTACTAAAGATTCTTAAAACAGATGACCCAGATTATGCTAAGATTGCAAAAGAAACAGAAGAAGAATGTATTCAAATGTTTGTTGATGCTGTTGACCAAGAGAAGCAATGGGCACAGTACTTGTTCAAAGATGGCTCGATGATTGGACTAAACACAGAACTATTAGGACAGTATATTGAATGGATCTGTACACGTAGAATGACAAACGTAAATCTTAAATCGCCATACAATCAAAAAGCTAACCCACTACCGTGGACACAGAAATGGATCTCAGGTGCAGACGTGCAAGTTGCTCCACAAGAAACAGAAATTACAAGTTATGTGTCAGGCGGTACAAAGCAAGATGTAGAAAAAGATACGTTCAAAGGCTTTAGTTTATGATTGAGATTTGGGGCAAAGAAAACTGTGCGTTTTGTAATAGAGCAAAGAGCTTATGCGAAACACGGCAGTACGAGTATACCTACAAACAATTAGATGTAGACTTTACTAGAGAACAAGTGTTTGAAACATTTCCAAATGCTAGAACATTTCCACAAATTATTGTAGGCGGAACTAAAGTTGGTGGATACCAAGAGATGTTATCGTATTTAGAAGACACTGGATATAACGGAACAGGATACAGTTTATAATGGCACTTCGTAAACCTCGAGCAACAAAAACTAAAATGAAAGTTGCTGCAAAAAGAGCAACAAAGATTACTAAAAAACGTAAAAAATAAATGGCATTCTTACACAACAATGACGGCGTACTGTTTTTCTTTAACAAGTGTGGCACTACTATGTTGCGACAGACAATGCCCAAAGGCTATGCTTGGCACGAGCACAATTCAGCTTATCCATCAGCAGGAAGAACCAGTGAAAAGGAATACAGGAAGCGTTTTAAACCCAGCCAGCCGATGTATATTTTAGTTCGCGATCCAATAGAAAGATTTATTAGTGGTTATTGGCATTACTGGAGACATTATCAACACAACTTCACTGAAACCAAAGATTTTGTAAATATACGCTATAAAAAACTAGTAACTGAATACACATTTGATGTGCATATGGACTTGGTAAAACAATACGATAATACAAAACTTGTTGATATAAAGAGGCCTGTTCCACACCACGATCATGCTTTCTTTCAGCATTGTGTACACGATATTGGCGATGAATATGTAGATACTATGGAAATAGTAAGACTAGGTACAACTAGTTCAAACCAATTTCTTAAACCATTACTGTCTACTACAAAGGTCAATGCAAAGAACGATTCAGAAAACGTTTATGACTACCCAGACTTAAAGATAGCTGACATTCACTTAGAATATATACTTAATAAGTTTAGAAAAACAAAAGAAAGATTTGGATACTAATGATTATCGAAGCACCATATAAAACAAACGATACAATTACAATCAAAACAACCAGCGGCGACGAAGTTGTTGCACGTTTTGTTGAAGAAAACGATAAGACTATTACAGTCAGCAAACCTCTTGCACTAATGGCAACACAGCAAGGAATGGGCCTAGCACCGTTTGCATTTACTATTGCACAGGATGCAAAAGTGCCGCTAAATAAGAGTACAGTAATGTTTGTGTGCAAAACAGAACCAGAAATGGCCAAGCAATATATGACCAGCACCACAGGCATTCAAATGGCCTAGGAGTATAAATGCCTCAGTTAGTTACTGACAAATATAAACATGTAGGACACGCAAGTCCTACTCCAAATCCTTTTCACCAAACAAAATATGTTGCCTCGCAAACCAGCGTATTTGCTGGATTAGGTAATGTAATTAGAGCTGGAGATGCAACAGCATGTGGCGATCCAGTAGCAGGCACAAGTCCAGATGTATACTGTGAAGATCAACTTGTTCATAGGCAAGGCGATGCCACAGGAGGACATGGTAGTTTTCCAGCAAACTCGGCTCTCAACGGTGTTGCGTCTGTGTTGGTAAATGACTAATGGCAAATCCAAACTATGCTAGTTTACTGGCTCAGATTGCAGCAGAGACCGATCCGGTAATTAAAGCAAGTTTGATAGCACAAACCTATGTGTTTAACACAGCATTAACTGAATCCGAACAAGAGCTGTTTGAGTATACAACATTTGATTACATCGAAGACAATCCTGGTGTAGTTGGAAATTCTCTAAATTCATATGTGGGTAAATACTACAATGATAACGGAGAACAAACATAATGGCTGTAATAAAACGTTCTACTAAAGGTTCAGCGTTAACCTATACAGAAATGGATAATAACTTTGATGCTATTGCTCCACGCACAAGTGAATCTGGCTCTGTACAAATTCCAATTGGCAGCACAGCTGAGCGTGATAGTTCTCCTACTTTAGGTGCTTTAAGATATAATAGTTCACTTAATTTGTTCGAAGGGTATACTAGTTTAGGCTGGGATCAACTTGCAGCTTCTCAAGCAACCGGCGAAATAAATCAAAATGCCTTTAGTACCTTTGCAGTTTCTGGGCAAACAAGTATTGATGCAGATAGTAAAACAGATACAGTCACTTTAGTAGCCGGAACAAACATTTCTATCTCAACAGATGATGCAGCTGATAGTATAACAATCACAAATAGTTTTACACAAGATTTTGCATTTAGTAGTCTTACAGGAGTTCCTACGGATGTAAGTGCATTTACAAATGATGCTAACTATATTAATTTAACAGAGATTAGTGTAACAACAAATTCAGTAGGAACAGCAGCGTTATCCTATGACGACACTACTGGTGAATTTGATTACACTCCACCTGATTTGAGTAGTTATTTAACTAGTGTGGCTTTTGCCGATTTAACAAGCAAGCCTACAACTTTAGCAGGATTTGGTATCACTGACGGAGTTAATCAAGCAAATATTGATAGTGCTATTGCTAATGTAATTGATAGTGCTCCTGGTGCATTAAATACGTTAAATGAACTAGCAGCAGCATTAGGAGACGATCCAAATTTTGCAACTACAGTTATAGATAGGTTTAGTCGTATTGAAGATAATGTTTTTAATATTACAGCAGACGATTCTTCTAGCGTTAGTATTTCTCGAGGCGAAACACTTACTATCAACGGCGGAACTTCTATATCAACAACTAGTGATTTAGAAGGTAACATTACTGTTAATTTTAGTAACCCAGGGTACATACAATTAAACAGTTTAAGTTTTATTGCTAGTGCAGCCGCAAGTGGGTCAGGCAATGTATCTTATAATAATGTAAATGGGCAATTTCAATATACACCACCTGACTTGAGCAGCTATCTTACTAGTATAAATGGCGAAAATATAAGCCAGTTAAACAATGATAGCGGATACATTACAGGTATATCAGGACTTAATAATAGCGATCTAACTAATGATGCAGGATTTATCACAACACCTGTTGCAAATGGTAGTAGTATTACCTTTGCTGATAATGGCAAACTAGCATTAGGTGCATCGGCAGATTTTGAAATATTTCACGATGGCACCGATAGTATTATAAAAGACACAGGAGCTGGCGACGGCTCTGGTACAACAAAAATTATATCCTCTACAACTATTATCCAAAATTCAGGTGGAAGTAAATTTGCTCAGTTTAATAATTCAGCAAGTACATTATACTATGACAATAATGAACGATTAGCAACCAGCAACGATGGCGTTACAATTACTGGTAGTTTAAACGGACACACTCTTCCTACAGGTAGCGGAGGTACCTATGCCTTACTTTCTGATATTTCCGGTGGCGGAGGAGGATATGCAGATGCAAGTGTAGATGCGCATTTAAATACAAGTACTGCAGGCACAGGTGACGTTCTAGGTTGGGATCCAACTTTAAACAGTGGCACCGGCGATTACATTTGGATATCAAAAGGAATTGCTAGTGTATTCGATGATATTACTCCACAACTAGGCGGTAACCTTGATGCACAAACATATGATATTACAAGTTTAGGTACAATTAACACTCATAGTATACCAGGTGGAACACCAGGAACCTTTGCATTAACAAGTGACATTGTATTTACAGCAAGTTCAACTGATACATTAACAAATAAAAGTGGTAACATCAGCCAGTGGACAAACGATAGTAACTATCTTACAAGTGTTGCATTTTCTGATCTAACAGGAACACCAACAACACTTGCTGGATATGGAATTACAGATGGCGGCGGCGGCGATGTTGTAAGTGATACATCGCCACAGTTAGGTGGTAACCTTGACGTACAAACATATGATATTACTACTTCAACAACTAATGGTGATATTGACATTACTGCAAACGGCACAGGCAATATTAATTTAAATTCTAATGTAACTGAATTTTTTAACAGCGAAGGCACTGTTTCAGGAACAAAGCTTCTAGATACTAGTAGTGCAAACCATATTTTTATATCAGCAACCGGCAATATAACTTTTATATTTCAAGGATATTCATCTGGAGTTGAATCTTTTACATTATATCTAGCTAGGAGCACAAGTAATCCAGGTTTTAGCATTACTTGGCCGTCTAGTGTATTATGGTCTGGTGGCGTTCAGCCTGACGTGCCAAATAATGGAGAACTAGACATTTATGTGTTTACTACATACAACGGTACGACTTGGTTTGGGTTTCAAGCCGGAGACGCAATGTCATGATTATAACCAAAATGCTCATGGCAGCATCTGGATCAAGCGGATACAATAGCACTTATGCAATTGTTCCAACAGCTAACAATATCGACGAAGGAAGTGCATTAACGTTCAATGTGACTACAACTAATGTATCTAATGGAACAGATCTATACTGGGAAGCAAGTAATCAAGGTGAGCTAGATGACACAAATGGAGTAATAACTATTAACAGTAATGCTGCTTCTTTTACAATTACTCCTACCGCAGACGCTAGTAGCTTTGAAGATGATGCAGAAACTTTTACAGTAGAACTATATACGTACATTCAAAATACACCAGGTACTGATGTTTTAGCAACATCAGTATCGGTTACTATTAATAATACAAGTGTTAATCCAAGACTATATAAAATTTCTACTATCGAGTACCCAAGTATCGGTGTAGGACCTCGACTACATGGCTTAGAAGCTACTGGATTAAAGAGTGTAGGGTCTAGCGGCCTTGGAGAGATCATTTACAATCCTAGTGTTATGCCAAACAATAGAGGATTTATTGCATCTTCCGCAGTCAACGCCGGCCAACAGTATTATCAATCTAATTTTAGATTTTTTCCAGGCGATACTGATGCAGATCCTGACTGGCTACAAAATCGGCAAGGACTATTTGAATCACAACAACAACAGGTTATGCCTACTCAAAATGATGTAGGAACACATACAATATATATTGATAGTACAACTATTATAACAGCTAAACTTGGTTCAACACGAAACTATATTAAAAAATACACTCTTAATACTGCATGGGATATTACATCAATTAACACTACACCCACACAGACAACTACTTTTGGTGGTTATGGAATTAGTATTTTTAGTAGCACATTAACATTATTAAAATTTAATAGTAACGGTACTGAATTAATAGTTGGTACAGATGGTACCGGCGGCGGACTATTTAAATATACATTAAGCACAGGCTACGACTTGACTACTATGTCTTCAACACCTACGCAATCAGATACTTCAAGTGAATTCTTTGGCGGTTATATCACCGATGACGGAACAAAAGTAGTTTATTGTAATGACCTACAAGATTGGAGTTTTAGAACAAAAACTATGAGTACACCTTTTGATTTAAGCACACTATCAACAGAGACTGTAGTTAGTCACACTTTAAGTGATGTCCATGGAGATGCCTTAATGGTAGGAATGGCATGGAATGAAGATTTAAATGGCGGCGTGTTCCCTAACGGCGATCCGGCAGGATCTATTTTTTATCTTATCAAAGGGTGGAGCACAGGCAATACACTACATATAGGCGCATTGAGCACACCTTATGATATGAGTACATTGACTTTCCTTCCTGCAAGAGGTTCAAACGAAACGTTAGGTATAATGACCGGAACTAGGCAGACAAACCTACCAGCTTATTATTTAAACTCAAATGCTTTATTAATGGAAAATAATTTAAACTATAATTCTCCTTCTAGATATTTAAGTTTTTTCAAAGAATACGGCACGGGTACTTTGTTAAGAGAAACATGGAGCTTCAACCAAGACGACTTAGGCAACAGCGGCTTGTCAGATTTTGGTTATAAAGAAAACACCAGTCACAACAGCTGGCCTATGCATGGTATGACTAGTACTACAGATAAGAGGGCTGTTACAATTCAAACCGAAGGCACTGGACAATCCAGAGAGTACCACTTGACATATATATCAAGCGAACCTCCGTCTCCCTTTGCTGCTCTCGGTCCACCGTCTACAAGAAATATTACATCGTGGGTAGAAGATAATGGCCCAGCAGGTGATGCAACATTTAATAGAGCAGCAACGGATGTTATTGATCTTCGTTATAGACAAGATGCAGACGGTAATAATAATATTGACTATAAATTATTTGTATTGTTACGTGATTTTTCATCTCCAGAAATCTATTGGTTAAGACAAATGACTTCAACTAACTCTAGTGTAGAAAATGCAACAGGCGGATGGACTCTTGATACTGGAACTAATGCGCAGTTTGTAATACCACGTGGAGGAACTCACGAAATACCAGTTGGCGACGATTATCAAATAACTGGCTTTGAGGTTAGTCACGACGGAAAATATATATTGTTTGTAACTAATCAACGAAAGTTGCATTTGTTTGAAAATAGCACTCCGTGGGATTTAGGCGGTACTATCACAGCAATAGAAAGTGTAGACATTCCAATGATAGCAAATAACAAACCAACTTCGATATGGTATAATGGATACGGAACAAAACTATACGTAGCAGACAAAACCGGAGTACTATACGCATACAATATTGCACTACCTTGGTGATAAACTGGTTGACAACGCAGTCTCCTATGTTATAATAAAGCATAATTTAGGCAAATAGAGAGGCACACATGAAATTATATTTAGATATGGACGGAGTCATTGCTGACTTCTTCGGTGGTATTGAGCGTTTTTATAACGTAGCACACTGGAAAGACTTACCAGATCGCGATGGCTCAATCATGGCACTTAAACACACAAACTTTTTTGATACACTTGAGCTGTTTCCAACAAGCCAAGAACTAGTTGATCACTGTAGAGAACTTGCAGGTGACGAGTATGGCATTTGTTCAAGCCCGTTGCGTGGAGACAAAGACAACAGTTCGTATCATAAACGTGTATGGCTAACTAGATACGGATTCATGCCGCAAATACATAACCTTATTTTTACTGGTGCTAAAGAAGCATATGCAGTTGATAAAATTACAGGAGAACCAAACATCTTAGTTGATGATAAACCTAGTAACATCGACCGTTGGCGCAACAAAGGCGGCATTGGTATTAGGTATCAAGCAAACCAAGACAGCTTGTTGGACCTAAAGGTCAATCTTAATAATGCATACACAGGCAAGTAATGGAAAAGAAAAGTCTACACGAAGAGCTTATGCTGGCTGTTGATATCTATATCAAAGAAAGTGAAAAGTTTGAAAGCGGAGTAAAAGCATCAGCTGTTCGTGCTAGGCAAGCCTTGACTGAAATGAAAGATCTAATATCCGATCGTCGTAAAGAAATTCAGGACAAGAAAAGAGATATGTAATAAATAACAGTAGAGGAATTGATAACATGAACACACTAGCTGATTTAAAAAAATACATTATGAGTAACTATGGCATTCCGCCGCACTACGAGGCAGATGACGAGTTAACCTATCGTGCTATTACGTTTCGTCGAAATGCAATGGAAGGCGTTGCTTTTTACGATCCAGGTGATATGTGGGCAATACAAGTGCATGGACAAACTATTAATTACATGCGAACTGAAGAACTTGAAAAAGAAATTGACTCGGGTGGTGGATTGCTGTATTGGTTCTTTCCTGAAGGCGCTTAAATCTTTGTTAGCGCCAACAACTATCACCTAATATAAATAGCAGTATGATAGAACACAAAGAAGCCTATAGGTTGTTTTGGATGGTAAAAGGTCATATTGCTGAAAGTGATGCTACAGCATTGCAATCGGCTGATGGTTATTTTAAAAGGTTATGGGCAGACGGGTGCAATGGGGCTCCGTTATATGATTATGAAGACGGTTTTGAACAAGCATATAATAGGAGATTTCACAATGGTGTCAAAAGAGTTTAACAACCTTGGCGATGAAGATTTAATGTACATTGAAACATTGTTGGCCAAAGAACTAGCTAAAGAAATGGAACAAGATAAAACTTGGCAGAGTAAAAATGGTTATCATAGACCCCATCAAAAATCGAGACGCATACTAAGTTGTATGAATGCAATTAAATCACAGAGAAACATTAATAAGGTACGTGCCACTAAGTGGTAATTAAAACTTAATTTTCTTTTTAGCCATTGGAAATATAGGGTGTGTGTCATTGCAACCTGGACACAGTGTACATTGTGGAATTGGCGAGTTATGAGTTCTAAAAAACTTGCGTAGTTTATCCATAGAGTCAAATGGGTCACCGTACTTGTATTTCTTTAGCAAGTCAACTGCCTCGGGTTCAATACTAAATTGCAAAAACAAATCATCACGTAATGCTGTCAATTGACATTGGTACAACAATCCTTTATGAAAGAAGTTACAAGGACTAAGATCTTCTAAACAAGTTTTATATGCTTGAACAGGATCGCTACGATGCATGTACCATGTTTTGTCTTTTATATAATCGATGGCGCTTTTCTTAAAATGATAATTGTATTCTAATATTCCATATATTTGATCAGTGTATTCGTCGTAGTATTCGTACCCAATATCCATTTTGCGTACTAAAAAGTTATACGGTTCTAATACTTCTTCTAATTGAGCACGTATATCTCTGTACATTTCAGGATCGTGAACACATACATTTATAAAGTATCCTTGATCGATAATTTGTCTTGCAACTTTAATCTTGTTACGTAGTATGGTGCCATTGGTTGCTACATAATACTCATCAGCAGTTGGCCATAACTTTTTTAAATTTACAACCCAATTCAATATGTCTGGATTTGTAAATGGTTCACCGCCGTGAATAGTAACAATTTCAATATCAAGTTTTTTACTCCATTCTTTATAGTAGTTGGCATAGTCTGCAAACTTTACTTGTCCTTTAAAATTGTAGTTGTTAAAACTTTCACATCCGTCACATGTAAGATTGCATGTCATACTTATATTGAAAGCTGCATCGCCTATACTAAATCGTCTCATACAACTATTTATATTTTCATGGTTGACATGTTTTTAAATCTGTGTTATAAATAGACTGTAAACGTTGAAGCAACGTGAACGCATACTGGACTGGGGGGCAGTACCCCACAGCTCCACCATAAGCACATCCTGGAAGAACAGGTTGGTTACAAGTTGAAGGATGTGCTTTTGATGGGGCTGAACTAGGATCGACAGGTGTTGTAGTGAAGTGGAGTTTACCGGATGACTGCGTTATTGGTCAACAACTATAATTGCAAATGACAATTATGCGCCAGCAATGGCAATTGCTGCCTAAATAGGCAAGCAGGGTATGGGTTCCACCTGGTAACAGAACGGGCCTGCTATTACGGATGAGACATAGGTTAAAGTACATCCACACACACAAAGGAAACCATTTTAATGAAACTATTTAAATTATTAACCGCATCGATTATGTTGATGGGGTATTTCGGCATGTCAGCATTAGCTGATGAACCAAAGGACAAAGTAAAAGCAGCCTTCGTTTACGTTGGCCCAACAGGAGACCACGGCTGGACTTATCGTCATGACATTGGTCGTCAACAAGTAGAAGAAGCATTTGGAGACAGAGTAGAAACTACATTTGTCGAAAGTGTGCCAGAAGGAGCAGATGCTGAACGTGTAATGACACAACTAGCACTACAAGGCAATGACATTATTTTTGCTACATCATTTGGATATATGGATCCACTGATGTCAGTGGCAAAGAAGTTTCCAGACGTAAAGTTTGAACATGCTACAGGTTATAAGCAATCAGAAAATGCTGCCAACTACGGCTTAAAACTATATCAAGCAAGACACGTACAAGGCATTATTGCTGGTATGATGACAAAAACAAACACCATTTGTTATATTGCTTCATTTCCAATCCCAGAAGTTATGCGTGAAATCAACACATTCTATCTAGGTGCAAAGAAAATGAATCCAGATGTAGACCTAAAAGTTACTTGGGTATACACATGGTATGATCCAGGCAAAGAAAAAGATGCGGCAGTGGCTATGATCCAACAGGGTTGTGACATTGTAGCACAACATACTGATTCACCTGCTCCACTACAAGCGGCAGAAGAAGCTGGTGTACTTGGCTTTGGACAAGCAAGTGATCAAATGAAGTTTGCTCCTAACGCACAATTGACAGCAACTATTGATAATTGGGGTCCTTACTATATTAGGAAAGTAGGACAAGTGCTAGACGGTACATGGGAAACAGGCGATTACTTTGGACACATGAACGAAGACGCTGTACAAATGGCACCGTTTGCTAACATGCCAGCTGATGTACAAGCAGAAGCACAGCGTGTAAAAGATGCTATTAGCGCAGGCGAGTTGTTTGGATTTACAGGTCCAATTAACAAGCAAGACGGAACAGTGTTCCTGAAAGAAGGCGAAGTAGCAACTAGACAGCAACTAGACACTATGATGTTTTATGTTGAAGGCATTACATCACAGGTTCCTAACTAATGATTCCAGTAATTGATTTACAAGCATCAGACGCTTTAGATCGCATTGACGAAGCCTACACAACAGTAGGCTTCGCCGTGTTCACAAATGCTCTAAACACAGTAGAGCAAGATGATATGAAAAGTTGGCAAGAACAAATGAAAGCGTTCTTTGAACTGCCAATGGATGTAAAGCAAAACTATCCTTATAACCCAGATACTAATTTAGGTTACAGTATGGTAGGTGACGAAAATGTAGACCCTACTGCACCTAAGGATATTAAAGAAAGTTTTAACTACAACAATACACGTATGCCAGAAGACCTTTGGCCTACTGAACTAACTGGATTTAAAGCAACAGCACTACAAAGTATCGACATTGCAGATAAACTTACACTAAAGATATTAGAAAAGTTTGATACTATTTTAGATACCGGTACTACACTTGTAGATTCTCATATGCAACCGTTTAACACCACAAGAGTTATTCATTATCCAGCATATAACGGACCTGTTGAAAACAAGCAAATGCGAATAGGAGAACATAGTGACTACGGTACTATTACTTTACTTTGGCAGATTAACGATGTACCAGGACTCGAAGTTCAAGACCTTAATGGCACTTGGCACCCAGTACCCTATGCGGACAATGGCGTTGTTTGTAATATTGGCGATCTACTACAGCGTTGGACTAACGATTATTTTAAAAGTACTAAACATCGTGTAGTCAACAGTCACATACATCAACAGCGTTATAGTATGCCACATTTTGTAGATCCTACACCAGGCACACAAGTATTCAACCTACGCAAAGGTGAATCAGCAAAGTATCCGCCTATCGAATCAAAAGAGTATTTGATGTGGCGCCTAGCACAGAGTTATTAAAATGAAATATGTAATTGACATTGACGGAACAATTTGTAAAGAAGTAATCATACCTGACAGCGGCGGCAAAAAAGACTATGCTAATCATATACCAATGCCAGAACGCATTGCACGAGTAAATGCATTATACGATGCAGGACACACAATCAAATACATGACAGCAAGAGGTTGTGTTAGTGGCGTTGACTATTACGACTTAACCAAAAATCAATTAGATGGTTGGGGAGCAAAGTATCATGAACTTAGTGTAGGCAAAAAAGAAAACTACGATGTATGGATTGACGACAAAGCATTTTGGAGTGAAAACTTCTTCCGTGAAACAGGAGAGTCATATGAGTGATCATAGATTTATTGCAGCAATGGATCACAGTGGTGGTTCAACAGGTGGCGTACTAGAACGCTACGGACAAGCGTACACAGAAGCAGACAAGATGGAGAAAGTTCATGCTATGCGTCTTAGAATGGTCAACAGTCCTGACTTCAACGACAAAAACATCTGGGGAGCAATCCTCTACCAAGACACAGTTACACGTGGCATGGTTAACATCTTGGATGAAAAAGGTATTGACACGTTCCTAAAGATTGACAGTGGCTGTGATGCTGACGGAACACTCAAACAGTTTCCAGTAAAGCAGATGTTGGAGTTTGCTACAAACGGCATTGGTCCTAAGATTTATGGTACAAAGATGCGTAGCATTGTACACGGTACAGGCATGGTACATCCTGTACTCAAACAACAGTTTACACTTGCTCGTACTATTTGGGAGCATGGACTTGTACCAATCATTGAACCTGAAGTACCTATTGACCATCCTATCAAAGGCGAAGTCGAAGATGCTCTTATGTATCACTTACAAGAGTTCTTAGATGAATATCCAGGTAAATGTATCCTTAAACTAACACCACCGGAAGTACCCAACTTATATCACAATCTCACAGTGTTTCCTAATGTAGAAAAAGTTGTGTTCCTAAGTGGCGGATATGCTACACAAGAAGCATGTCGCAGACTATCAATGAATAGCGACATCACAGCAAGTTTTAGTAGAGCATTAAGCGAAGGGTTAAACTACAACTTGACAGATGCAGAGTTTAATGCAAAGATATCACAAAATATTAAAATGATAAAGGAGGCCTGCGGTGCCGTATCACACTAGTGCAAATTTATTTGAAGTCGGAGACTTTATTAGTCACGCAGGAAACAAACTAGCATGGAAGATTGAGTGCGATGCTATACGCCCTGAATGGTGGGACGGACTAGCACGTATGATCATGGACTACCAGAAGGAGCCTTTTAGCAAGGTAGTTGGTATTCCACGTGGCGGCTTGCCTCTACAGTATGCTATGGAAAAGTATGTAACACCCGGCGATCATCCTTGGATGGTTGTAGATGATGTGTACACCACAGGCACAAGTTTTAGAGAATTTTGTACAACCAAAGACACAATGTTTGCATACAAGTGGTGCATCTTTGCACGTAAGCCGCTTGTTGTTGAAGAGCCACATGATGTAAGAGCTCTGTTTACCATGCCTGCTACACTTTAACACACTTTATATGGTTGACTTCTGTATTTTTTTATGCTATATATAGTACACACTAAAAGACACACAGGAGAAAACTATGAAGAATCCAAAACCCATTGGTTGGGCAACCACAATATCAGAACTTATAAATATTCCACGTGAAATGTGGGACAGTGTAATGACAGTAGAAAAGTCACCACTACGAAATTTAGACCCTATGGTAGGACATATGATCTTCCAGTGTCTATTCTTTATCTGGAGTGGTATCTTTGCAGTAATGGTAGGAAGTTATGTGGCTTTCGGTCTCAGCGCAGCATTCCACCTATTGCTTATTAGTGGTATTACAATTACAGTTGTAACATTCCGCCAAGCAGAAAACAATCCAGAGTCACTTAACAACATCTTGAAATCAGGTCGCAAGTACAACGGTCGTGCAAATGGTGGCGAGCATGAGTGAACAAATAAACTATTGCACAACAAAAGGCTTAGGCTGGGCATTCTTGATTATTACTATTATGATGGTAGGCTTGCCTATATTAGGCGCAGCTATTGCTTATCCAGACAGTTGTAAACAATCAATCATTATTCCTTGTATAGGTTTAGAATGAAACCAAACAAACAGTTTGAACTATCAATTCGTGACATTGAAGTTATTGAATCAGCACTGAGAGCAAAAGCAGGACGCAGAGGCTTGGCTATTGCACAAGGTGATGTATCTGTACAACTGCATGAAGAAATGCGTGAGATACAAGAACTGCTAGGTAGAATACACAACCAAAAGAATTGGTACAGAGCCAGCGATGGCAGTTTCCAAGGCGGCGGATAACTGTTGCAAAGAGAACACACTCTTAGTAAAGATTCACCTAAAAGGTTGCACTTTTACTAAAGTATGTTATAAATAAAACAGTGAAAGGGCAAGCGTTGAACTTGCCCTTTACTTTATGAACACATAACAAAACAAGAAGGAAATTATTATGCGTAACGTATTTATTACAACAATCGCAGCATTGGCATTTGCTGGTGTAGCACAAGCAGAAGACACAGCAGCACCGGCAGCTGGTCCTGTTATCTCAGGTGAAGTATCACTCGACTTTGCTGAAACAGCAAACGACAAAATTGGCGGAACAATGGGTCTTGACCTAGGTGTAGACGTAAGTGGAATGGCAACTGTAGATTTAGACTTTAGTGCAACAGACGGCAACGCTGTAACATTAGACAACTGGACAGTTGGTACATCATTAAATGGCCTAGCAATGGCATTTGGTGATGACAATGGTGTAATGCCAGGCGCTGAAGGTGAGCAAACACTAGCAGCACCAGCAATGACTGAGTCACTACAAGTAACAACAGGTGCAGTAAGTGTAGCAGTTGGTCTTACAGACTGGACAACAGACATCACAGACGTAAGTAATGTACAAGGTGCTTTTACATTTGGTGACGTTATTTCTTTAACAGCAGCGGCAGACTATAACATGGACAGTGAAAACACTGTACTAGGTGCAGGCGTTGCAGGCGTTGATCTTGGCGTAGCATCGCTAGGTGGTGCAGCAACATACGACATGGATGCAGAAGTATTTGGTTTTGAAAGTGTAGTAACCAGTGGCGGCTTAACAGCATACCTAAACGGTGACGACACAGATGCACTACAAAACATCGGTGGTGAGTACGAAGTAGATGTAAATGGCGCAACATTTACAGCAGGTGCAAACTATAATGTAGACACAGAAGACTTTGCTCCAACAGCAAGTGTATCGTTCAACTTCTAAGTTAAACACACAACAACTTAAAGGCGCTCTTCGGAGCGTCTTTTTTTATGGCTAAATAATACGGGCACATTATTTAGAGAGGGCACAACAATGCAACAGAATGAATATGACGTAACCGTCATTAAAGTAGTCGACGGGGACACAGTCGACGTAGATATCGATCTAGGATTTGGTGTTTGTTTAAAAGACGAGCGTGTACGCATCATGGGTATTGACACGCCTGAGTCACGCACAAGTGATAGAGTAGAAGACTTGTTTGGCGAAGCAGCTAAAGCAAGACTAAAAGAACTTATGAAGCACGGCGGCAAACTTATTACTACTGAAGACAAGCATGGCGAAGATATGAAGGGCAAGTTTGGACGTATCTTAGGAGACTTCAAAGTAGACTACAACGGCGAAATGAAACGAGTAACAGAGATTATGGAAATGGAAGGACATTGCGTTCCTTACTTCGGTGGTTCAAAAGACGATACACAAGCCGCACATATGGCAAACCGTGAGCGTCTACTAACTGAGGGTGTAGTAAGTCGCGAAGACTATGATGCCGCAGTTGCTAAAATGGCAAAATAAAGGTTGACAAACAAATAAACTCCTGCTATATTACTTAGAGTAGAAACATTAGCAGGAGTTTTTTTATGACTATGCAACTAGTTGGTCCTTATATGACCACCACTCGTTACAATCGTAAACAGAAACAAAGCAAGAGTAAGAAGCTACAAAAAGCACAAGCTGAACACGAGCAGTGGCTTGTAAAGATGGGTGTAGGAAAGAGCAAAGCACAACACACCAACGAAATACCAAATTACAAAACAAGAGATACAGTACCACTAGGCAACAAGATTGCAGGACACGGCCCAGCAAAAGAGTCTATGGTGTATTCAGGCGAGCGTCAGTTGCTAGGTATTGCAACTATGCACAAGAGTAATATGGTACCAGTCTTCGCAGACCGTAAAGAAGATGCAAAAGACATCTCAAGTATGCGTCGATAAACAAAAACAATCATTGAGGTAAAACATGAAACAGTATATCGCAGCAGCAATGCTATTCTTTGTGGCCAGCCCAGCGCCGGCACAGAACTTTGAATTGGAAAAACTATTTCCACAAGTGCAATGCATGGCACTGAACGTTTATTATGAAGCAAGAGGAAGCAATCTAGCAGACAAAGCAGCAGTAGCAGATGTTGTGTTAAATCGTGTAAATGACTCACGTTATCCAAATACAGTTTGTGAAGTAGTCAAGCAAGGTATGCAAGATAGCAACGGAAATATGCGCCGCAACAAGTGTCAGTTTAGTTGGTATTGTGACGGAAAGCACGACAGACCACAGGATCAAGATCGCTGGGTAGAAGCACAGGGTATTGCATGGAATATGGTCGAAGAAGGCAAATATCGCGGGATTACAGAAGGCGCAACGCACTATCATGCTACATATGTTAATCCAAGGTGGGCATCGACACTACAACTAGTCGGCAGTATAGGTGCGCACATATTCTATCGTTGGGAATAGCATAAATACACTATGATATTTGGAATACTTGTACTACTCACGGCGCTGTCAATCAGCGCCGTTGCTATCTACTACAGCGTTAGTGGATTGGTGGCTATTTTTGCCGCCGCTGCGTTGCCTATTATGATTATGGGCGGCGTATTAGAAATAGGAAAACTTGTAACTGCGGTATGGTTGCACAAATACTGGAAACAAGCTAAATGGTGGCTTAAAAGTTATCTTACTATTGCAACAGTAATATTGATGTTTATCACTAGTATGGGTATTTTTGGATATCTCAGCAAAGCACACATTGAACAGACTGCCGCTGCTACAGAAGGTGTTGCACAACTAGAACGCATCGAAGCAGAGCTTGACAGACAAGAAGAAGTTATTACTAGAGCAGAACAACGTATACTAGAAGCAGAAGCTAGTGTAGGTGCAGGCAATGACGCAATACAAGCACAAATAGACAGAGAGCAGGAACGTATCGAAAGTGCGTACGATAGAATACAACCTGCTATTGATGAACAAAACTCTATCATTCAAGCAGCAAGAACATCAGACAGTGAACGCACACAGCCATACGAAGAGCAACTGACTGCATTAGATGAAGAACTACGCAGACTAGATGCACAAGCAACACAGTACGAATCACGCATTGCACAACTAAGCGTTGATGCTAGTGCAGTAGATCCTGTGTTGGCACAGATTGACAGCATACAAAATGCTATTGTAAAAGTTGAAGGACAACTTGCCAGTAGAGAGCGTGACCAAATAGCATCTGCACAGCGTACCATTGGAGCAAACGCTGATGGCAATGCAGGACCAAACACACGTAGGTCAGCAGACACATGGATAACACAGCAACGTGCTAGAATAAGTGAACTACAAGCACAGGTAGCACAGCTACGTGCTACAGCACAAAGCACAGTTGATGAAGAGCGTACACGACTAACCAACCTTGTAAGCAACATACGCAACGCACAAACGCAGGCAGTCAAAGACCGTCAGTTGGAAGTGTTGGCAACTATTGATCAAGTACGCAACACAGAGTCTCCTGTTATAACAAAAGCAAGAGAAGAAGTACAAAGAATTCGTGCTGGTGCAGATGCACAGATAGCACAATCAAACACACTCATACAAAGTTTACGCAATAGTTTGACTGTGGGCAAAGATGCCGCAGTCGAAGCTACAATTGCAGAACAGCAACAGAAGATAGTATTAGCAAATAATACTATTGACACACTCACAGAACAAAAGTATACTCTACAGACTGAGTATAGAAAACTAGAAGCAGAAGTAGGACCAGTAAAGTATCTAGCAGAGTTTATCTACGGAGACACTGCTGACAAGGACATACTAGAGGAAGCAGTAAGATGGGTAATAATAACAATAATATTTGTATTCGATCCACTAGCAGTACTTTTGCTCATAGCGAGTCAGGCCACGTTCGATATGCGCAGACAGGAGCGTCTTCGGCTAGACTCCAAGGAGAAATACAATGACAATGAAAGCAATGATCATCAGCATGATGAACCTGCAGAATCCAGAAATAACGACAGAGGATTTGCAGGAACCACAACCACCAGTAATACCTCAAGAAGAGAAGAAGCCACCCTCGCCTATGCCAGACTGTATGTCGACGGGAATAGAACCGATGCTAACGGAGGAAGCAATACCGATGGAGTTCTTGCACCCGTCCACGAAGAACGAAGACTTGCATTAGAAGAACGTGAGCTTTACGATAATAGCTATAAAGAAAATAAACAACGTTGGAAACAAGAAAATCCAAATGATACAGTAAAGTATCACAAAGAACGATATATACAAGGTAGAACAGATCATTTGCCTTGGGAAGATTATGACAAAAATTAATGTTATTACACCACCAGATGTAATACACAATAAATCAACTTCGTTCTTATTAGTTCAGCCTAGTCTTGGAATACGAGACCAGTTTCAAAACTTATTAAAAAAGTTTGATAAACCAATGAATATATATCTTTATGATCCAACAGGTGATGAAGAAAGAACATATGACTGGCTACTCAATGTATCACGCTTTGTAGATTATACAATACTAGATATTGATAACTTAGACACAGTAGAAAGAAATTTAGCTACTTATTTTGTTAGCTTACCAAACACTTTTTACTTGACAAATGACGAAGTTACACCATATAATATACTTAGCGTCAACAGAATATACAACTTAGATTGGTTGTATGATAAACTCAAAGAGGATTAAATGAGTAAAAATAAACATGATGAAAAAAATGCTATTGTTTCCGGAATGCGTGTTGATGTACGCAACGGCGACTTTAATAAAGCATTACGTAGATTTAAGAAAAAAATAGCCGAAGATGGTATTTTACAAGAGTTACGTGCTAGAGAATTCTTTCAATCAAAAGGCACTAAACGCCGTTTAGAAAAACAGGCTGCTATTCGCAGATTTAAGAAAAAACGTATTAAAGATCAAGAAAACTTGTAGAAGGAATACAAAATGCGCATCGAAGAAGATGTTAAACTTGACTACAAAGATGTATTGATACGTCCAAAGCGTAGTACACTTAAAAGTCGCAGTCAAGTTAGTTTAGGACGTAAAACAAACTTCCGTAACTACAATCCTGATTATGATTTAAATGAATATCATTATCAAGGCATTCCTATTATGGCAAGTAACATGGATGGTGTTGGTACATTTGAAATGGCAGACAAACTTGCCGAAGGCGAGATTTTTACTTGTTTAGTTAAAACATACAGTGCTGATGAACTCATTGAGTACTTTAATGGTCCTGTCGAACGTACTGAATGTGTTGCAATGAGTATTGGTACAAGTGATAGCGACTATAATAAATTGCATCAAGTTAAAAAAGAAAGCGACAACAAACTAAAATATGTATGTATAGATATTGCAAATGGTTATTCAGATCACTTTGCACAACACGTTCGCAAGGTACGTGCAGAGTTTCCAGACTTAGTAATCATTGCCGGAAATGTAGTTACCAGAGAAATGACAGAGGAGTTAATATTAAGTGGAGCAGACATTGTTAAAGTGGGTATCGGGCCTGGTAGCGTTTGTACTACTCGTATCCAAACTGGTGTGGGATATCCACAGCTCAGTGCCGTTATTGAGTGCGCTGATGCCGCTCATGGCCTTGGGGGTCATATTATTGCTGACGGTGGTTGTACCTGCCCTGGCGATATTGCTAAGGCTTTTGCGGGCGGGGCCGACTTTGTAATGCTGGGCGGTATGCTTGCCGGACACGATGAAGGTGGTGGCGAAATTATTACAAAAAGTTATTTGTCAAATGAACTAAACGAGCAAACTGGCGAGCAATATGTTGAAACAAAAGAGTTTGTACAGTTCTACGGTATGAGTAGTGAAAGTGCAAA